TTCTATCTCCAAGAGATTCGTTATCAAATTGTTCTGTAACAATCTTTCTAGTTCCATTTCTACTTTGATTATCAACACTGAAGGTATCACGAATTGTATCTTCAAAAGTGGTTGTTGTGTTTGTATCATGGAAGACTGAATGGTTAACACTTCTACCACCATTAATCCAACCTGCCTTAATGATTTCTTCTACAGTAGTTGTACTTGTTTCTGTATACTGGTCTTTTCGATCCACTTGCTCTGTTCCAACCCAGTCAGTTTCCCAAGAATTCCACTGTATTGGTGCTAATCCAGTCTGCATGTCAACTCCAAACTCCTGCATAGCTTGTGCCATAACACCAGCAAAGTTACCCTCTTGTTGAATAATCTTTGCATCAAGTCTAGCAGTGTCTGTCCATGTATCTGTTGACGGATTTAATTTAATAGTTGATAACCAGAAACTGACTAAGAATGGTGTCACACTCTCTGTTCTAGTAGCAAATTGTTGACTTAACCATTCAACCTCAGTATAATTTAGTGTAACAACATCACTCTGTTTTAATATATTTGTTCCTTCAGCAGCAAGAAAAGCACGATCAGCTGTAACATCTACACCCTCAACTGGGCCAGGCATAAGATCAATAGAAGTGCAATAGTGTTGTGGTCTTAATTCATTCTTCTTAGTATCTAAACTACACTTAACTTTTAAACCATTAGTCTCTTGTGGTTGAAGAGATGTGAAATTATCAACAAAGAAACCAGATTTAAATTTGTTTAATCCATCAGCATCAGGAATGAATAAACTTGATGTTTTTGTTTCAAGCATAGACAAGGATGTATAATATTCAAGGTTTTTAATTCTATCCTCAAGTTCTTTAATATCACTCATTCTATATCTCTTATATTTTAAGAAATCAATACTTGCTTGTCTTGGTTGGAATAAGAATGGTGGTAATTTAACACTTGCAACTTCTATTGCATCATCCACACCAGTTGGTCTCTCCATTTTTTCGGATGGATCGCCATATTTAACTTGGAATCTTCCAGTCTTATCTAAGAAAATTCTATCTACTCTGCCAACAAAATGTGAGAAAGTAAGATTAATTGATTCATCAGATGCTAATATATTTTTAGCAGAACTTCCAGAACTAGTAAATGTTCTTCCAAAAAATTCAAGTGGCGATCTAACACCCTCTGCGATTGTATAAGTATCTACTTTTGGTCTTATATCAAGAGTATCAGTTACATATTCACCATTAATCATTGGAATATCTTTACTATAATCCCAACTATTATATGAATTTCTAGTTGTTATATCTCCATCATCAGTTGAATCATAATAACCATTTGTAAAATATATTTTTAGTTGTTTCTTAGGTGCTTTTGCATTAGATCTTCTAGTAATAAAACCATAATCATAGAATGTGCTTCTTTGACCTGTGGTAAAGGTATAGTTTGAAGATATATTTTTACTAGTATTATCTAAAGTTGTAATTAAACCTTGAACTGTTGATTCTTCAAACTCTACAATTTCTCCCTCTTCAAATGCAGTTTCATTTTTAACAATATATGTAATCTGCGAATCAGTTACAATTTCAGAAACAGCCGCAACAGCACCACTGTTTTGACCCATTACTTTTTCACCGACAATCAAATCTGTTGTTTTTCCAGATGGCCCATTTAAAGATGTTAATGTCATCTTAGGTGCGGTTGCTTCTGATGTATCAGTTGATTCATAGATACCATGAATTCTAATAATATCTGCTTCGTTTAATACTATCTTTTCATCTTCAACTCTAGTTCCTATTGGGAAATTACCAAATGTTAAACCATTATTTAAAGTTGTTCCACCAATACCAGATCCAGTCTCTTTTGATTTATCTACTACAATAGAGTTTACACGATTTAATTTTTTTAGTTTTGATGTTGGTTTTGATTTTTGAAGAGTTGCAATCAATGTTGCTCCACCTACTGCTGCTCCTAAACCAACTATTTGTAAAACTGTATTGCCTGAAGAGAATCTAAACATGTCATCATTCAATGCCACAGTTGTTCCATCAGGTCTCATGACAACATATCTTTCTTCGTCAAAGGGTAAAAATGTTTCATTTGTACCAGCAGCTAAAGCAGATGAGAATTGACCTAATCCAGTATTAGAATTAAGAGCAATATCAACAGTAAATTGTTTTCTAATTGTTATGGTTGAACTAGAGAGATCAACATCTGATATAAAGGCTTTTGGTAACAATGAATATAATCTATTATCAATAGATCTTTCTAATGGTGATGACTGAAGTTTTAAACTAGAAACTTGTGTTCTGGTTGCTGGAACTTCATTACTAACAACACCAGTTACTGCTTGAACACCTTGAATAGTTACATCATTAGTTCCAACTGCAGTAATTCTTGCAAATGTTGGAACGCTATTATCTAATCCACCAAATGATAAAATATTATTTACTTTCAACCCACCAGGAAATAGTGAACTTTCACTAGTAATTGTGCATATTCCTGAATGACTTGATGATATACCTGCATTTCCAAAATCAATAATTGGTCTTTGTATTACATCTCCATTAAATGATTTTGCAAAACCAACATTACCCAAATCAGGGCCACCATAAATTGATTTTACATCTTGCATTCCATGAGATGTTACTGCAACAGCAACACGATTATTATCAATACCATTTATGACAAATGGTTCATTTTGAACAAACTTACCAGTTACATCATATACATTTAAAGATGTGCTATTACTAACAGCATTAACTAAGAATCCTGAAGCACCACTATACTTTCCTTTAATTTGAGTTGGTATTGTGAAGGTATCTGGTTGAGATAAAGTTATCTTGGAGAATAATTGAATATCGTAAAGTGATGCATCCCATTCATTTAATGCAGAGTTGGATGTTGAATATGAACCAGACTCTAATGCAAAATCATAAACTCTTGCAACACCAATCTCACTACCACCAGCAGTAGTTAAAGCACTACCTATTCTTTGATCTCTTAAACTCACAACGTAAGTATTTCCAATTCCAATCTGTGGCACACCTTGAACATTATTAAGCCTTACTGCGTTTCCTGTTTTATATGCAACACCTTGATTTTCTAATGTTTTTGAAGTTCTTGTTTTTGGGCAATCTATAAAGGTAGAACTTATAGTTTCTACTTCATATCCCTTGATAAACGCTTTACCAGGTGATACTTGATATACTGCAAGATCATCATTTGCTAATGTTCCACCTTGAGTGAATTGACCAGTTTGATATACTCCATTATTACCTACATTATCATTTAAGGAATCTTTCAGAGCAATACCAAAACTTTTAACCATATAATCACCAGATTCAGCATATGTTCTACGAGCTAATTCATCTCTAATAAGACCGTAATTTGTATTTTTAATTTGAGATCTTAAAATACCATTATCAATAACTGCTAATTCGACAAAATTAGAATCATTAAAATCATCTAATGGTTTAGCAAATAAACTTACAGATATTCTTAAACGATCAGCACCAGGTGCAGCGTAATTATTAAAACCTTTTGAATTGTCTGCTAATGTTTCATCTTCATCAGCATTTATTATATCTTCATCTATTCTTAATCCGATTCTAGCACTAGGAGTATTTGTGTATTGTGATAAAACAATTGTTTCATCTTGAACCTGAACAAAGTTACCTCTTATAAAATATACACCATTTGATATTGAAAAAGATGCAGCAGTTGATGTTGCATTATTTGGAATACATGAAGCAAACGATTCACCTGTTGGTATAAAAGCGTTATTTTCGGGGCCTGAAACAATATCACTATCTGCCAATAACAGTTCACCATCAGCAAAAACTTTAATACTACTATCTTCGACTCCAGAAGACATATATGAAATATAAAGTGTTAAATTACCATTCTCACTGTTCTCAGACTTGAGAATCTGTTTAATTATAGCTGTTACACCTGTTGTTGCACCAATTATCTTCCTATCAATTAACTGATCAATATAAAATTCTACAGGAACTCCTAAATGACTATTATTTAACTCTACAGCAAAATACTCAGGAGAATATGCAGTATTACCTGGTATTACTTTTGCACCTTCTTTAAAGAAGTGTTGGCCAAATTTTTCAATTTGATTCTGTAATATAGACTGGAGACCTGTTAATTCTCTTGCTTGTACAGGATAACCAGGCTTGAAAAGAATCTTTTGATAATTATCATTCGCATCGAAATCATCAAAATATGGTGAAACGTTAAGGTTGGTTTGTTGAGCCATAGTTAATTAGAACTGTAATATTATTTTGATGTCTTCTTTTTGGTTGGAAGATCTTGTGATAGATGGTCTGTGATCAACATAAATCATATTTCCAGAATATTTGTCAACTTCTGGATTAGAAACTCCCTTAGTAAATGATTGACCAAGGTAATAGGTTCTATTATTTAGAGTAGTAGAAAGGCCTGAAAATACAGTGCTGATCGATAAATTAGAACTACCACCAATAATAGTCACACTTCCACCTGAAGATGGTTCAGATGTAAATCTAGTGGTATTATAACTTGGAACATTTAAATCTAAGTGAGATGGTGTTAGTGCTGTGCTAATACCACTTGATCCTGCAGTAGCAAAACCTGCGATTGTTCTATCTTGCCAATATTTCAAAACACCAGTTGTCTGGTCGTAAGAAATAACTCTTCCAACAGCTGTTGATCCAGTGGCAACAGTTTGTCTTACATAATCATCTGCAGTAAATGTTACAGAACTGTATCCAGTTCCTGCCAATCTTAGTGCATATGCAGCACTAGCTTTATCTAATGTAAGTATTTCATTAGAATTGAATGCTTTAGGGTTCTCTAAAATACCTATTCTAGCAACTTGGTTTCCAGTTATGAAATCTGGGTTTTCAGCATCATTCTCAATTCTTGCATACAATAAAGCATTAGTTGCACCCAATTCTCTATAGATATCAGAACCATGACCACCAGGTGGAGGAATAATTACATCAAGAGTTGGTTGTGAAGTTGGTGTTGGAACAGATCCAGCAGATAAATCAACATTACCATAAGTGTATCCAAATCCTTCGTTTGATACAGTAACACTTTCTATTTGAGCATCATTATTAACAACAACAGTGCATTCTGCATTGAATCCATCACCTTTAATTGGAACTCTAGTATAAGTTTGGTTAGCAGTTCCTATACCAGTTCCTCTATTTTTAACAACAACAATTTTTATTCCACCATCTGTAGCGTTATTCTTAACAGCAGCGTCTGAAGCATCGTTTCCCCAATCTGCTGGAACTGGCATGAAGTCAGTAGAATCAAATTTGATTAGATCCGCAGGTTTAATACTATACAAATACTTCCATATATAACCGTCTCCAGAAGTACCAGGTGTTCTTGGTTCTAAATCTGTAAAGGTTGGTTCATCAAGTGATGGTTTCCCATCAGGTGTTTCTGGTGTTGTTCCATTCTGTAAACAAATATAAACTCTAAAATCACTGTTAACAACAAAGAAGTTTGCAGTATACAAAGATGTTCCACCAGAGTTTGGAGGTGCATTAGAAATACTGTAATCGTGTCTATAATAATCATATGTTGTTCCAGAGTTCCAGTTCAATTTTGGAACAATTTGTTTTACATCAGTAGATGTCACCCTTTTCACAGCAAGCATAGTATCGTGATAATCATTCATATTATCGAAATTATCAACTGGTGCTGGAGGATTTGAATCCCAGTCACTTTGATACGCGGTTGGGTTAGGTAAACCAACAAATGCATAATAAGAGTTAGTCGAAGTGGATACACCAGCAACGAAATTCTTTGCGTTTAATATTCTTATTTGATCAGTTATGATAGCCGCCATGAACTTGTGTTACACTTTTTTTATTTATTTAGACAACATAGTTGTCAGATTTAAGAGCCGCCTTTCTCTTAATTTGTGGGCCAGTCTTGATACCTGTTACACCATTGCTAGTGTTGGCGGTATATGCCTGTGATAATTGCCTATCATTTAGTTGTAATCGACCCCAACTAAAGTCACCGATAAATGATGTAACTATACCTGCATTTGCTGTAGCTAAACCAACAACACCAACTAAACCATGCCAATCTAGAACTCTACAGAATACTCTTGTTGCTAGTTCTGTTGTGCTCTGACCAAATGATACTGTTGTTATTCCAGTGTGATGAGCAACTTCATATATGCCATCTAGAGCAGTAGTTCCAATACCAATAACAGAACCATCACTTTTAGCAAGTGCAGTGACACCTGATCCAAGATTAGAATTACTAACAGTGAAATAATATCCAGTTTGTAGACCACTTCTTACTATCGCGTTAGGGCTATTGATATTATCATCTCTCAGTGGAGAGTCTTTTTGAATGAATAAATCGAAAGCTATTCCACTTGTAATACCAACTGTTTGATCACCAGTTAATGTTGTATTTGTAACATCTGTGCATATGCCAACTCCACTGATGATACCAAAGTCACCCTCATATAGATCAATACTATTCTCCTCCCTAACATATGTAGGTGGAGCGATTAAAACTTGTGGAGGTGCAACACGAGTATAACCAGTTCCAACAATTCCTGAATTGATACCAACTGTAATAGATGATATGGATCCATTAGTAACAGTTGCAGTTGCAATCGCTGTTGCAGTGGTTCCAATACCCACAAACGGAGTTCCACCAATGCTTATAGGTTGTTGTATTCTAACTTCAGGAACCGATGTATAACCATCACCACCGTCTGTAATTGAGAAGAATGATATTGTGTTAGCGATAGATACGATTGCAGTCGCAGCAGCACCAGCAAGAAACTCATATTCAGAACTTGCATTAACTATTTGAATTTCTTTTTGGAAACCTCTATCTGAAGGATTCTCATTTTCAGGATTAAAGAATGGTTTACAACTATCAATGAATATCTCTGTTTGACCAACACCAACTGGTTGTATTAAATAAGCAGTTGGGAATAGCTTGGGTTCATACAGTGGTCTATCTTTACGAACAATTTTTCCATCAATAAATCTATCCTCTAATTGTCTATACCATTTAATAGGTCTTGTTTCTGTGTCACTATCACCTAGACCTCTTCCATAATATTGATTAGTTACAACTGTATCAGATGATTTGATTTCATGAACTGCTCTAGGGAACTCAAGGAAAGTTCTTGTGTTGTAAGTTGGATTGTATCCTAATTGTAAGTCATCACCAACTTTCACAGTTTCAATAATGTCTCTGTCAACAACGTCAGCACCACCAGTTCCTCTATAGAAGAACATTCTCATTACATCAGTTGCATTTGGTGCTTCAGTGAATGTTATTGTTCCACCACCATTAAACTCGTAACCTTCACCTGGCACTTGTAAAACATCATTTAGTGTTAGAATAATGGTATTTTGCACAACTATGTTTGAACCAGTTCTTGCTTGTATAGCAAATGCCTCACCAGCGACTGTGAGTGGGAATTGTTTTCTAGTTCCATTGAATAGACTTGAGAAATCATCAAGAGCCTGAAGTTCACCCATTGTCCACATATTGAATTCATCATAGTGAACTTTCTGAATTGTTATCTGGAAAGGTTTAAATGGTTTGCTTGGATCATCAACTGGTATCGCATATGCACTTACAGGTTTATCTGTTGATGTTCCAACTGGTGCAGATCTAAATGTAGGAACAGTTAAAGTATGACCAATACCATAACCATATCCTGTATTTGTAATTTCAAAATCAATTACACTGCCGATTCCCGTAGTACCAACTCCAACTGTAATATTTGCTCTTGCCTGTGATCCACCACCACCAACTGGATTGAAATGAGTATTTTCATACCAAAGAGGAATATCTTGATAAGGTAATGGTTTGTCAATTATAGCAGTAAATGTTGAAGCACCATATCCTACATTAGTTCCAGCTAATATTGGATTATTGGTTCCTATGCCAGGTATTGAACCAGTATTTGTAACAGCGATACTTACAATTCGACCATTATGAACAGCAGCAGTTCCAATGTTATAAAGAACTGGAACTCCTGTAGTAGATGTGGCAACAGCAACATTAACAACAGTCGCTATCCCCACACCACTAATTGATGTTGTTCCCATACCCACTGGGCCTGGGAGTATTCTATAACCAGAACCACTATTACCGATACTAACTGTTTTAACTTTACCTGCATTATCAAAATCAATAGTAGCACCAGCACTAACTAGGGCTTGATATCCAAACCCTTCACTTGATCCAACTGATATAATAATTCCACCAACAGGAACAGATGCGGTATTCACATCACTAGCAACAGACGCTGGAGATCCTGTAAAGGTTATAGATGTAATTCCAGAAACTTCAGATAGAGTATAATCATTCAAATCTCCAGCACCCTGTAGTATACCATTTACCATCACAATACCAAGGTTTGTAGCAATACCAGTTAGATTTTGTTTATCTGATTTCAGAGTAAATACTTCTTTTTGGCCTGTGAATTCTTGAGATATATCATCAATAGAATAGTTTCTAGAGTAAGCATCAATGTTTCCTCCAGCAAGACCAGATCTATTGAATATTCTTCCACTGAAACTTGATGTGGTTGTAATACCAGTAAAGTCTCTATCTATTGATGGAAGGCCAGTGCTTCCGACACCTATAGGTCTACCACCTTTTGGTGCTTCAATAAAGTTAACAGTGCTATCAACAATATTATAATTACCAGACATCTTCTCAATAAGATCTTTATTATTATGATCTAGAAGTTTTGTTCCCATCCATTGCCTATGAACTCTTATAGCGTTAGCAACTCCAGCATGATTAACAGATATGACCTTCATCATCTCACTTCCAGTTGTGTCAACACCAACTTTAATTACATCACCAGCAAAGAATGAAGTTATACCAGAAGTTGACATTATTATTTCACTCTTTGCAAAGTCTGCAGTAAGGGATGATGTAACTCCAGTACCCACGATAGGGCTTTGAATAATGTTATCAATTGCTATCAATGCCCTTGTATTTTGATTTTTACTTATCAAACTATGTGAAGATCCTATACCAACAGCAGTAAGATCTAATGGAACTGCAATTGATTTAAGTGCGTTTTCTGCAGATGCTGCAAGTTTAACTAAACTATCACTAACTTTAATGATAAAAGCTTGATCGGGGATATATGAAACTGTTACAATTCCAGTCGGAATCACAAAAGTACTAGCAGCAATTCCTATTGAATCTGTAGTCGCTCCAACACCTGTAGTTGTGCATCCCACTATAGGTTGTTTTATACGATATTCAACCTCCTCACCAGTTACAAAGAAATGGTTAGGAATACTAATAGTGTTATTTGTTAAATTAACTATGTCAGTGCTAGATCCATCAAAGTCTTTCTTAAATACTTGATTAGTTTCATTTAATATTGGGAAACCAGTTTTAGATCCAAAGAAAGTTCCCTCATAGACATCAAACTTAGTTTGAATAGATCCAGATTGTAATTCAATTTTATTGGTATTATTATCCTCATGAACTTTAAGAGCATGAATAAATGTTTTAACTTCTACGGCTGTATTTGCATTTGGAACGTATGATATTTCTGTAAAGCAATCTGATCCATCTCTTCTTCCACCAATAGTTCCTATACCAGTTGCATTTGCATTAACACTCGCTCCAGTTATGATATTTCCATACTCTGTCATGAATACACGAGTATCATCGTCAATCATCATGATCTCTGAGAACTCATATCTATCATTTGTAGTATCCTTGACTTGAACTAATGCATATGCAGCATCAAACTCTTCACTATAACTACCAACACCTACAGGGAACGGTGCAGATCTTGATGGAATTGTAGATGATTGAGCAATTAATGCTCCATTTTTTAATGGTAACGTTCCTAATCCAACACGAGTTTCAGATGATATTCCTATGGTAATCGAGTTGATATATGCAGTTGCAATACCAGCCCTCGGTGTAAATCCAACTTTAATTTGAGCAGTGCTTCCAAGACCAACAATATGTGGTCTAAATGTTCCTAATGGTTCCGCAGCAAGAGAATCTCTTCTATTATGAATTGTTAATTGACCATACTGTTCAAATGCAACAGTAGATCCTAAACCTACAGGATTTTGATGCATGATCATGCTCAATTCATTATATTCAACAGTTCCTTCACTTGTTGCCACAGAGACAATCATTTTAGCAGATCTAGGATTATACAATTCATCGCTTCTAGCTGTTCCTAATCCTGTGTTAAATACTCCACCATCCGTAGATGAGGTTCCCACAGTGGCTATGATGACCTCAACCTCATCACCAGCATGAGAAGATCCAGCCAATGTTGTTGCAGCACCAATATGAACAAGTGCTGTGGTTCCTATGCCAGGATTGGAACGGTTTACTATAGAAGTTGATAAACCTACAATTTGTGTTGTTCCACTTCCAACAAGTTCATTAAGGTTGTATGAAAGTGTTGTTACATTATAGTTGTTAAACTCACTCTTATTTGGGAAGAAATTAAGAACTGCTTCATTTCCATCAACAGTAGAATCCATAGATCCAAGATCTCTTACAGTATCTACTTGACCATACTGATTAATCATTGATTGACCACTAACAGGATCAAACAAAGCGTTAACCATCATTAATTGTCTTTCACCTTCAAATAAACTATCCTTCACATACACCATAAATCTATTTTCTTTATTACCAGCAATTGCAAATCTACCTACCTCAGAGAATGCTGTTGTTCTTGGTAAATCATTAAATTGATCGCTAATATTGTCAATAGTAATAACTCTATTTCCTACAGACTCAGCATAGTCAATTAAGATGCGGTTTTGGAAAGTGATTTCATCAGATAGATTACCAGAAGCAGGGGATCTTGATTTTAAATTTTCTGTAGCTAAATCAAAGTTATCAACTTCATGTAAACTCTCAAATCCTTGTAAATCAATAACACCAGTCACTGTTCCAGCAAGACCAACAACCAATGATGCCTTTTGAGCAACGGGTAAAGTTGATTCTAATTGAAGATTACTAAACTTTTGGAATCCTGCAGTATGAGTTAAAGTATTAACTATATCTTTCCATTTTTCCATGAATACTCTAGACTTAATAGCATATGCAAATCTTTGATAGTATTCATTATCATGAGTTACCTGTAACACATTGCTTAAGAAACCTGTCTCATATTCCCACCCATTATTAACCATTGAGAAATAATCAACTAAGAAATTAGTATCAAAAGTAAGAATTATATCAGATACTGTTCCTTTAGCACCCGTAACTGTAGATTCTATTAATTTACCAACTTCAAAATCACTAGCTGCCTCTATGGTTAACCATTGACTTGCTGGATCATACTCTGCTACAACACCAGAAACAGGGCCAACACTAGTTTCTGATGTTAATGTCTCTTTAGAGTTAAATGTGTTTACTTGTAATTCTGGAGAGAATTGTGG